CATACGGGAAAGGCCGACCAGTAGAAAGAACATTAGCTGTTCTAAAGCAGCGAGCAAAACTAAAGGGTATCGCTTTCGATCTTGAAAAAGAAGATATAGAAGGCGTTACTCATTGTCCTGTCTTTAATGTTGAATTAAAAAGAAATGAAGGAAAGAGCTTAAATAATAGTCTGTCAATAGATAGAAAAGATTCTACTAAGGGCTACACTAAAGACAATATTCAAATTATGTCTCATTTAGCCAACACAATGAAGTCTTCCGCAACTAAAGAAGAATTAATCATATTTGCTAACTGGGTTTTGAATATATACGCAAAAGAGGAACAGAAATGACAGCATGGCATGGCGGGAAAGGCTCAGGTAGCCGACCAAAGCAGGTGAGCAATGAGGACTACGCAAACCGATGGGATGCTATATTCGGAAGGGATAAGTCTAAAAGCAAGGAAGAACCTATTGGTAAGGCCTTGGAAGAGGAACCGTTGAAGGAAGATGAGAATGATTAACACAGAGCAGTTGATCGTTGGAGCAACAGGTGTTGGCTACCTGATCGTAGGTGTGCTACAATCTCTTAAAGGTGAGACAGCTAACGCTCTCATCTGGCTGGGCTATAGTGCTGCACAGATTGGCCTTTGGCTTAACCTTAAATGAGGAGAAAGATCTTGGCAGACATCAGTATGTGTAATGACTATTCCTGTCCTCAGTTTGATGATTGCTATCGAGCACAGGCAAAGCCTAGCATGAGGCAGAGTTACTTCATGACCTCACCTCGTGACAAGGATAAATGTAGTTACTTTTGGCCTTTGGAAGAAACAGATGAGAATAGTTCTAGACATCGAAACAAACCTAGCACACGACAAGATTCATGTGGTAGTAACAAAGAACATTGACACTGGAGAAGTAAAGTTATGGAAAGCAGCCGACAACCTGCGGGAGTATTTAAAGGACGTGTCGTTGATAGTCATGCACAACGGCATAAGTTTCGATGCACCCGTATTGAATCGCTTATGGAAGACGAAGATTCGTTTGAATCAAGTGTACGATACGTTGATAGTAAGCAGGCTTCTCGATCCCTCACGAGAGAACGGACACAGCCTCGAAGCATGGGGACAGACTCTAGGCTTTCACAAGATTGACTATGCGAAAGTATGGGCATGGCTTATGGATCGTCCTGAAGAATATCGTGGTGAGAGCTTCGATCTTCCTCATCACGGGCTTCTTGATGACTATTGCGTACGTGATGTAGAGGTAACTGCTAAACTGTATCTCAAACTAGTCAATGACTTTAATGAGAAACAGTTTAGTCTTGAGTCACTGGAACTTGAACAGAGTGTTGCAGCTATCATTGCTCAACAGGAAAGGAATGGATTTAAACTTGACCAAATCTATGCAACCTGCTTACTTACTGACATCAAGTCAAGAGTGGCTGAAATATATGAGCGAATGCAATCACGATGGCCTCCGGTCACAGTTGAACGATACTCTGACAAAACAGGAAAGAGACTCAAGGACAGCGTGGTTACTTTCAACCCCGGAAGTAGACAACAGATCGGAGAACGACTGAAGGAACTTGGGTGGAAGCCTAAGGAGTTCACCGAGACAGGTATTCCCAAGATTGACGAGACTGTGTTAGCAGGCATCAAGATACCAGAGGCTCAGGTCATTGCTGAGTATCTGATGCTGAATAAGCGTATCAGTCAGATCGAGTCATGGATGGAAGCTGTAGGCAAGGATGGTAGGGTACACGGTAAGGTGATTACCAATGGAGCTGTAACAGGTCGTATGACCCATAGCAGTCCTAACATGGCTCAGATCCCTAATGCAGGTAGCATCTATGGCCCTGAGTGCCGTGAATGCTGGACTGTTGAAGAAGGTAATGTGTTGGTAGGTTGCGATGCTTCAGGTCTGGAGCTTCGTATGTTGGCTCACTATATGAAGGATAATGATTATGTCAGAACTGTTACAGAAGGAAGCTCAAAGCTTGGTACGGATGTACATACGGTCAACCAAAGAGCTGCGGGACTTACTACAAGAGATTCAGCAAAGACATTTATTTATGCCTTCTTATACGGAGCTGGAGATGCTAAGATTGGAACCATTGTTGGAGGAAGTGCTAAAGATGGTGAACGACTTAAACGAAAGTTCCTCCAGCAAACACCAGCACTTGCAAAGCTCATCGAAAGAGTCGGAAAGCAGGCAGCAAAAGGATGGGTTCCCGGACTTGATGGGAGACGTATTTGGGTTCGCTCAGAACACGCTGCCCTCAATTCGTTACTTCAAGGTGCGGGGGCAATCGTGATGAAGAAGGCTCTAGTGATCTTTGACAACAAACGAAGGGCTAATAACTGGCCTGTTAAGTATGTCGCCAATGTTCACGATGAAGCCCAGCTAGAATGCCCTAAAGATATTGCTGAAGAGGTGGGTAAAGCCTTTAAACAGAGTATAATTGAGGCAGGAGAACACTATAAACTTCGATGTCCTTTGGATGGGGAGTACAAAATTGGTAGAAACTGGAGAGAAACACACTGATAGTGAGACAGAAGTTATATGTTCTGACTTTGATGAAGACTGCAAAGAAGTAAAGAATAAAACTCTTTGCTGGCTTTATCAACCAGAATGTGGGCTCTGTCCCTATCTGAAAAATAATTGTAACAGTGCTTGACTTTGTGTTGAACGCTGCTATAATATATGCAAGACGCGAGTATGGTGGAATTGGTATACACAGCAGACTTAAAATCTGCCGCCTGAGAAGGATTGAGGGATCGTGACCCTCTACTCGCACCAATAATGACAGCACGGAAAGACGGCATCAACATTTTAAATAGGAAATTAAATCATGGATAACAAACCAGTCAAAATCGCAGGTCAAATCTTCTGGGCTAACTGGATGAAGGAATTCAATACCAAGTTCAACGAAGACAACACCAAGTATGAGTGTACAGTCGGTATGCTCTCTGACAAGGCTTGCGAGGCTCTTAAAGGCTTGGGTATCGTGATCAAGAACAAAGACACAATGGGTAACTACATTGTTGGCAAGTCCAAGTTTGTGTTTGAGCCTGTGGACACTGAAGGTAATCCAGTGGACATCAGTAAGATCGGTAATGGTACTAAGATCACTGCTCTGGTTGGCTCCTATCGCCACAAGATGTCAGCTAAGTTCGGCGCTGCTCCGTCCATCGGTAAGATCATCGTGACTGACTTGGTTGTCTATGGTGGTGACGCTGAAGGTGACGATGACGACATCCTCTAAGCAGGAACCTAAGATTGCATTAGTGGATGCTGACTTTCTTGTCTACCGTATTGGCTTCAGTACGGAAGATGAGCCAGTGGGCATCGCTAAAGCACGATTAACGGAGTGGTTAGAAGACTTTATCTACGTGAAACTCAAAGCTGATCATTATCTAGCTTGGATCACAGGTAAATCTAACTACCGTTATGACATTGCCAAGACAGTCCCTTATAAAGGCAACCGTAAGGATGTATTGAGGCCTAAGCACTACGATGCGCTACGTGAGCATCTAGTCAAGCGTCACGATGCTATCATTACAGTTGGCGAAGAAGCTGATGATACAGTTGCTATGGACTCTACAATACTCTTGGATGAGTGCTGGATTGTTCATGTGGATAAGGACTTAGATCAGCTTCAGGGATGGCATTACAATCCTGTTCGAGATGAGAGATACTATGTCGATGAGTTCACAGCGTATAAGTCGTTTGCAACGCAACTTCTCACTGGAGATAGGATTGACAATATCCCATGCTTGGCGGGAATTGGCCCTAAGAAGGCAGCTAAAGCTCTCCAAGACGCGAAGACTAAAGAAGAGTTACTCCAAGCGGCGTGGACTAAGTATGAAGAACTGGGACATACGATGGAATACTTTACTGAACAAGGACAGCTACTATGGCTGAGACGTTATGAAGGAGAGATATGGCAACCGCCAAACAAGTTGCAATTAAGTACGGATTCAGGTCAGGACTTGAAGAGCGAGTAGCGGAACAGTTGGATAAATTAGGGATTGAGTACACATACGAGAAGGTTAAGCTGAAATACATTAAACCTGCTTCCTCTCATGTGTACACTCCTGACTTCCAGCTTCCAAACGGGATCATTGTGGAGACTAAAGGGCGCTTCTTAGCGCCTGATCGTCAGAAGCATTTGTTGGTTAAGAAACATAATCCTGAACTCGATATTAGATTTGTCTTTAGCAATTCCAATGCACGTATAAGCAAAGCGTCTAAGACTACGTATGCTATGTGGTGCAGGAAGAACGGCTACAAGTTTGCTGATAAAACTATTCCCGGTGAGTGGCTTAACGAACGTAGAGGAGTGGATCAATGAGAGCTAAAGTAGAAGACCGATACATAGTGTATGACTTTGAACAAAAGGAAGTAGACTTTTTAAAGTTACTAGATGTATGGGATACTTTAAAAGAACGTCTAATGGGACATGAACGGATTACCATTGAAGGTTACGAAAGGATTGACGTTGAGTAAAGTATCATTGGTTTGTTATTCCGTCCCTGCACCGGGACTTGTTGAAAAAGGTATCAAAGATGCTCAAGATCTTCTTGCGTACATGGCTCGTGTCTCTAATCCAGACAACCAGTATGCCACCGAGTCCGGGCCTAAGTTACTGAAGTATCTGATTAAGAACAAACACTGGTCCCCTCTGGAGATGGTACACTTGTCCTTGGAGATTGAGACTACTCGTGATATTGCTCGTCAGATCTTGCGACACCGTAGCTTCAGCTTCCAAGAGTTCTCTCAGCGATATGCTGCTGTACAAGGCTTTGAACTGTCTGAGGTGCGCTTGCAAGATGTTCGTAATCGACAGAACAGCATTGAGGTAGGAGACTCTGATATGCACCACTGGTGGTTTCAAGCTCAAAAGCGTGTGCGTGATGATGCTGAGTTAATGTACAACATGGCATTGGCTAAAGGAGTGGCTAAGGAGCAAGCTCGTAAGCTGTTGCCTGAAGGCTTGACAATGAGTCGTATGTACATGGCGGGTAATCTGCGCAGTTGGCTTCACTATGTGGATATTCGCTGTGACAAGGCTACGCAGAAGGAACATCGTGAGGTAGCGGAGCAGGTTAAGCTGATCGTTTGTGAGCAGTTCCCTGCTGTTAAAGAATTGTTTTATGCACAGGAGTTGAATAATGCGTATTGAACAGGTTGAAGACTTGCTGGATGAGTTTGACTTTGATAAGGTCAAGAAGGTTATGGACTTTCTTGAGTGGACGTATCACGATAGCGTTGACAAAGAAGTGTCTATCGGAGAGCTTCGTCGCATGGCTCGATACTTATTGGAGATTGCCTACACTGCTGATCCGAGTCCTGAGTTCATGACAGGCTCTGGTGGCTTTGAAGTGACTCGATATATACACCCCGGAGATACTACAAAGTATCTTACTTTATCCTTTGTTGTCGCTAACTGGAGTAACCCTGTATGTTGATTGAAGAATACCAAGAGCTGGCTTTTAAGACTGCGCTAGAGACTGCTAAGAACCCTGCTTACATGGTATCTAACCTTACCTCTGAAGCTGGCGAAGTGGCAGGTAAGTATGCCAAGTGGATTCGAGATGGTGTCTTGGACGAAGCAGGTATGCAAAAGGAAATTGGTGATGTGTTCTGGCAGATCGCTGGCCTGTCTACAGTGATGGGCTGGAGCTTGGCTGACATTGCAAGTCAGAACTTGAAGAAGCTTGCACAGCGACAAGTGAACAATACTTTGAAAGGATCTGGCGATGAACGATAAAGAAGAGATTATGCAAGTGTTTGGGTTCTCTTACGTTGATTGTAATGGCAAGACGTATACGAAAATCATTGAGACACCCGGAGTTACGTGGCATGAGTGCATGGACGGCTATGTAAAGTTCTTAGAGTCAGTGTTTGGCTATGACATTAAGAATCAAGTACGATTGGAAGAGCCTAAGTGGTTGAGTACGCTGTATGATAATCACCATGACTATCTTGACCCTTGGACGGGTGAATACTTCACTAAGGATGAAGACTGATGAGGATTTTAGTCATCCCTGACGCTCAGGTCAAAGAAGGAGTTCCTTTGGAGCATCTTGAGTGGGCGGGGAAGGCTATCTGTGAGTATCGACCAGATGTTGTAGTCAACATTGGTGACTTTGCCGATATGCCTTCACTGTCGACACACGATGTTAAAGGTTCTAAGTACTTTGAAGGTCTTCGCTATAAGAAAGATGTAGAGGTTGTTAAGGAGGCTATGAAGAAGCTTCTACAGCCTTTGCGTGACCTTCAGAGTAAGCAGAAGAAGAACAAAGAGAAGGTTTACAAGCCTCGTATGGTGCTGACTCTGGGGAACCATGAGAATCGTATTGACCGAGCTGTGAACAATAACCCTACACTTGAAGGATTGATCAGTGTTAAAGATCTCGCTTATGACAAGGATTGGGAAGTCCATAGCTTTCTCCATCCTGTCTTTATCAATGGTGTTGGCTTTAATCACTATTGGCCTGTCGGTGCTATGGGGCGTCCGGCAGGAACCGCTAGTGCTCTTGTCAATAAGCTTCATATGTCTGTCGTGGCTGGTCATCAGCAAGGAAAACAGATTGCCTATGGTAAACGTGCTGATGGGAAACCTATTTGCGGTATCATCGCTGGTAGTTACTATCTACATGATGAGTCTTACATGGACAAACTATCAAACCGCCACTGGCGTGGCTTGGTTGTCTTGAATGATGTGAAGGATGGCAGCTTTGACGAAATGCTGTTGTCTATAGAATATTTGGAGCGTAAATATGGTAAGCAAATGTGATCAGTGCTTCTATGCACTAATGGACAAAGAGTCAGAGGCTCCTTGTGGTTCGTGCTATGCGTATTCTAACTTTGTTAAAGGGACAATGTATGCAACAGATCATTCTTCCAAGCCTCTTAAAGAAGCTATTGATGATTGGTTTAAGAACGTGAATGGTGTAACTTCAGAAGACTTCTGGTACGATACAGTGGAGAAACCTAAACACTATATGTTGTTTGAGGAAGAAGGTATCGAGGTTCGTGATGTCATTGAAAAGCTGGTAGCTAAGTTAGATAAGAAAACAGGTAAAGGGGAATTTGTTTACAACCCTCTATTTGCTCCTGACTATGTTCAACTTATGCAGTACTTGATGCGATTCATGGACAAGAACGGTGTTGAGGACTTGAAGAAAGCTCGCTGGTATCTTGACAAAATGATTGAAGTTTGCGATGAACATCACGTTTGAGGAACTTAAAGAGAAGCTTCAACGTGTTGACGAAGTCACACTGCTGGAACTATTAGAGATCCGCAGTGATGACATCGTAGATCGCTTTGAAGACTACATTGAAGACCAACAGGATAAACTTATGCGGGAGATTGAATGAGAAACCTTCTAACGAAGAAGACTACGTACACCTTCGACTATCCAGAGGCTTTGGCTTTTGCAGATAAACAGAATGGTGTGTTCTGGACATTTGACGAGATTGATTTGGAAAAAGATGTACACAGCATTCTTACCGACTTTACTCCTGCTGAACGTCATGGTGTTACTACTTCACTCAAGCTCTTTACCAAGTACGAACGTATTGTGGGTGATGAGTATAGGTCTGGTACTGTTAAACCTAACTTTCAGCACCCTGAT